TTCTGTAGAGCTGCGTATCCACCTATTCGATCAGTGCGATGAATAGGCTCCGGGACCAACGCTCTTACTTCAAAGCGTTGGAGATCTTTCGAGTCGTACTTATGTACGGTCCGATACCCCAAGAAAGAGATACGCCCAAGCCCCGGACTGTCTTCAGATACATAGGGAAGTTCTTCCCCTATGGCCTCCTCTACCTTACTATAAAGGTAAGAGGTCGTGGCCCAATAGCCTTTTTTGTAAAACAAATAGGCCGTGGCACACCATGAGATGACAGCCGATGCTTGCTGCCGGTTCTTAGGACGCGCTTGGCGAATGTAAACAGGTGTTACTTCAACGCCTTTATACGCGTCAAGTCCACAAGACTCACGGAAATTTCCGTGCCAAAAAGTCTTGTGCCTATTTACCTTACAGTTGAATTTCTGTAGGTAAGCAAGAACCGCTACCGTATCGTCTGCGGGAATGATAATATCATCCCCGTAGACGTAGACTACACGAGAAACTTTAAAACAGTTCTCGTACGTCACAGGAAGGTTCTGAATTCTCAGTAGAGCCACTACACATATAGTGTAGAAAAACATAGACTCTACTGGAAAACAGAGAGCGCTCCCCATCGATGCGAACTTTCTCAATGGTCCAATAATGGATCCATCGGGCAATTTCGCATGCTGCGAGCGGCATGCAAAGATAGCATCCCTTAAATCAGGATTGCTATCGAACATCGCCATTGCTAGCGAAAGAGGAACTCTATCGCTAGCCTCAGATAGGTCAACTGTTGCCAGTGACCCATCGCTCGAAGCCATTAACGCTTTGCGGCGGTTCACGGACTGGTCAGTGAAATTCACATGACCACCCGCCTCCACCGAATTTTCTATACGAGCATAAAGCTCGCGTCGAATAGCCTGCTGCGCATATTGCATACAGCAAGGTTCAATAGCGATAATGCGAGGACCCTTGAGTGTCTTAGGAACAGGAGTTACCCTAACAGGAAACTCCTGATCCGACGGCACAAACGTTACGTTCTCGAACTCCCAAGAATCGAAAGCGGATAAAGAATATCCGTTCTCGAGGAAGGGGAAGTAAGGTTCAAGACGTTCGAACCAAAACTGCCAGTTGAATTTCTGATTTCCAGAAACTCTTTCACTGGTAGCCCCAGGTCCATGCGAGGGCCGAAGTGTGTCAAGTGTAATACCTGACAGACTAGGAGCCCATAATAGATCAGATACACGAATAAAATCGTGCAGTAGATCATCTTGGACTTGGTAGTTCTCAAGGTCGCGTTCTGTCTGAACGAAACCTTGAATCGCCGCTGCAGTCCTTTCTGGACTGCATTCGAGCTGCAACTTGTTAAAAGCTCGGCAAACCTGCCGAATGCTATCAACAATAATTGGAGCATCGATATAAGTCGATTCAAGTTCATTAAACAGCCTTCCTGTCTCACGGTCAAAAAGGAGACCGAGCATACCTCGCAAAAATGCGGGGATTGCTCCAACCTTTCGAAAACTTCGAAAGGCTGTTGGGTCAATCTTACCTTGAGCAAGACATCTCTCGAAGTCTTGACAAAAGGTAGGCAAGGTAATCGTCAAAAACGAAATACCTTCCTTTAAGACCCGTGATTTGATCGTCATCAAATCACGTAAATCTGAGACGTCAACGGTACACCTGGCACATGCATCATAATAGATGAGCTGTGCCAACTCTAACAGGTCACTTACGTCCTCTTCCAAGGTTCCTCCTAACTAGGGGGTAGCCTTTGAAGTCACGTCTCTCGGGCTAGGATCAAATGTTCCATAGCCTCGACCTTACACAGCACCAGTAGAGACAACTTCTAATCCCCGTCTAACGCTTTAAGCTTTAGACAATATGGTAGGGATTAGGAGCAGTTTCTCTACTGTTGACTATTAATGAATCACTAGTGATCCGCTAATAGTTCGGTTCCATTACGTTCGTCACCAGGTATACGGGGGTTAACATTAATGTTCCCCACCGATCACCTGTAAGGCGATAGCGTAGGAACTAGCTGACAGCGCGCCATTTAAGCCCGCTAGCATGTCTTTCATCATTGTTGGAGTAAAGCCAAAAGATGGCTTCTTCACAACGATCCAGACACTGCCGGTCTGTGAGATATTACGATCCGCTTGATACGGATCCGCTGCAAGTACTGTAATGTCCAATCTTACCATCGATTGGACAAAGTACGTGGGCGTCCCTATCTTACCAACAGGCTTCTGTGAAACGGTCAAACGATAAATCGTAAGACCATCAGAAGACGTTGTAGAATAGACCGATTGAAATCGCTCATCCTCGGTACGCGGCAACGACAAAGCCGTGCCACCGTTAAAGGTAGCGATTGTAAGGGCGAAAGGCGTTCCAAGAGACATGACCTGACCTCCTAAAGTTAATTTGGGAGTTTTAGGTAGACGACCTATCCGCTGTCCCAGGCGTCAACAACGCCACGGATGGCTTACGAAGGTCCACCTGTTAGACCTCGGGTGCTCCCATGGGTAATACCAAGGGAGACCAAGATCGACAATTGTCGGTATGACAAATCGTCATACGACAGTCCAAAACCATAAGGGTTCGCAAGCAAACGCTTCTTTGTATCAGCTATCTGATACCATAAGCAATGAATGTCTCCACTATTTAAATGAATAGTGGAGTCATTCCAGGCCACGTGTTTCGCGTGGCCCATAATGCAAGCGTCCCGACTTACTAGTTGATCAGTCATAACGCGAGAAATGTTATTAATAACAGCTCCCGCGTTACTAAACCAGTCAACAAGCCAAGTCCAAGGAGTGAGCTCCCACACCACAGATGGATTTATAGATAAGCCATAATGTCTTATCGCAGCCATCATCAGTTCATACTGATCAAGATCATTAAGATCTTTGTGGAAACCAGGGATATAATACTTAAACTGGCCACGAAACCATATATCTCGGTCAACCGAGGTCCATAGTTTTGTGGTGACAGAGTTAGCAGGATCCCGATAGAAATCACCGGTTAACGCTGGGTAAACAACCCCAGCTCCGTTAACCGTTGTAACTTCGGAAACCTCCCTGGCGGTAGCAACGGTACCACCCCTCCTAATCCAGTGACCATTATCTCGCTTTACTTGAGCATACCTCTTGTTGAAAGAGTTATAAGCATCATAAAGTTTGATCATGTCACCGATAAAGGGGGCCCAACCAAACTGGTAATTGAGATTCTGTTCAGCCATAAATCTAAGGCTGGACATCTCATTACGAGCACGAGCGCCTCTACCAAAGGGTCCGTACGATTCGCGAATGAATCCATCGTACCCAAGGTGAAAGGCCTCGGAGGTTGTCTTAAGCTGACCAGGCAGATCTGCGATATCATCAAACAGAAACTGCATGGCATCAAAAGCTTGAGTTTTAGGCGCATATCTATTATACGCCTCGGCACCGTAACTTGCTGGCGACTCAAAATCGGGTCCAATTAGTCCACTGTAACCTGCGTTAAGAAAATCTAACTCAGAAAAACCGTGAGACCAATTAGCCGGTGCAAAACCACCTTCATAAACACGGGCATACCCGCCAAAACTACGAAAGTCTTGGCCTATGTAAGTACCAATGTGTTGAATTTCAACAACAGGTACCTCACAAGTGTAAATATGAAGGGGACCTCCCTCTCGGTAACGGAGACGTTTTTCCCTACAAGTAGGGACACCATATCCATTATCATAGAGATCGAAGGTCTGAATCCAAGGATGTTTTTCATCCCAGATTCGTTTGGTTTTCGGAAAAGTTGCGTACGGATAATCCGTTGTAGAAGCTACTGAACCAGAACTTGTAACAAGTTTTATCTGGCCAACAGTAATGCTGCTACCGGGAGTTACCTTTTCTCGCTTCCTGCTAATAGCAGGATGCTTGGGAGGTATACTAAATTCTCCAACACGCTTCTTTAACGATACAAACAACTCTTTGCGACACTTTTTCGCGCCACGTAAGCGGCGACGTTTTAAGCGTTTAACCCTGCCTTTGAAGTCCTTCACCGTAACGGGAAAGACATCATAGACATGGGACCCAGGGCGGCGTTTAACACGTACCTTATTAGGTATTGTTCTGCGACCGCCATGGACTTCGCCATGGGTTGTAGGTGCATCGGGCACAGCAAGTAATCCTCTCTTGAAATGGTTTTGGAAAGACGCCGTTGTCGACGTCTCAAGCTGGGCTCT